CGGCCCACGTCGCCCAGGCGGCGCTGGACGCGAGTAGCGCGGTCGCGGCGCCGACGGGACGCCCCGCCTGGGCAAGCTAATGCGCGCTGATGACATCGTGCTGGGGATGTGGCCGGCCGGCGCGCGGCCTGGGCCATCTGGATCTGCGCCGCCGCATCGCTGACCCGCGGCGCGCGCCCTACCGATGGGCGTTCTGCTCGGCGACGTGCCAGAACGCCTTCCACCAACTCTACATGACCCGATACCGGAACGATCCGGCGTCGGTGGAGGAACTGTTGCCCGTGACCCACCCACTCTCCCACGACGCACAGCGCGCGTGCCTGCGCGCGCTGGCCGCTGAAGCCGAGCGCGTTGGATTCGACGTGCCACTGGCGCAATACAACCAAGCCCAGGCCACCCGCGTGATCGAGGCGATCACCACCGCCTACGAAGCCGCCCTGCGCCAGCGAGCGGAACCGCGGGGAACGCCCGACGCGCCGTTCGATGATCCGATCCCTTTCTAGACCATCGCCGCGCCATGCTCGATTTCAACTCGCATGACGTTTCTGAGCATCTCGCCGGGTTGATCGATGCCGCAATGGAGCGCGGGGCGGCAGTCCAGCCCACCCGCACGTACCTGGGCGCGTCGAGCCTGGGCGAGGAGTGCAGCCGCCGGCTTCAGTTCCAGTTCTTCGACGCACCCAAGGACTTCGGGCGCCATTTTCCCGGTCGCCTGTTGCGGGTGTTCGCGCGCGGCCACCGCGTCGAAGATTGGATGGCCGATTGGCTGCGTCTGGCCGGGTTCGACCTGCGCACGCGCAACGAGCAGGGCAAGCAGTTCGGATTCGCGGCGGCTGACGGGCGCGTGCGCGGTCACGCCGACGGTGTAATCGTCGGTGGTCCCGCCAGCTTCCGCTACCCGATGCTCTGGGAGAACAAGGCGGTCGGCGCCAAGACGTTCCGCGAGTTACAGAAGAAGCGACTGGCGGCCAGCCGTCCGGTCTACGCCACCCAGATCGCGCTGTACCAGGCCTATCTCGGCCTACACGAATACCCAGCGCTGTTCACGGCCGTCTGCGCAGACGACATGGCGATTTACGCCGAGCGCGTCGTCTTCGACCGCGGCTTGGCGCAACGCGCGTCCGATCGCGCCGTCGAGATCCTGCGCGCCTGCGATGCCGGGGAACCGCTGCCGCGTATCAGCACCACCCCCACTCATCACACCTGTCGGTTCTGCCCATGGCAGGACCGCTGCTGGAGGCTGGCCCATTGATTAGCTGGACCGATTTTAACGACGCCGAGCCGGAGCCGCAGGCCGTGCGCCTCGCGCGCGAGCAAGTTCGGGACCAACTGCTGCACCGTTTGCAGGACGTGCTGCATGCCCTGTTCCCGAAGGGGAAGGTCAAGCGTGGAAAGTTCACCATCGGTGACATCCGCGGCGCGTCGGGCGACAGCCTGGAAGTGGCGCTGGAGGGCAGTAAGGCTGGGTTGTGGAACGACCATGCGACGGGCGAAGGCGGCGACATCTTCGACCTGATCGCCGCGCACGCTGGCCTGGATGCGCGCGGCGACTTCGCCATCGTCCTGGCAATGGCCGCCGAGCTCGCCGGCCACGTGTCCGCGTCGGTCGCCGGAGAGGCGCCCAAGCGCCGCCGGTCCGAGCCGGCGATGGACGATCTTGGACCGCACACCGCGCGCTGGGACTACCTAGACGCGGACGGCGAATTGATCGCCTGCGTGTACCGCTACGATCCACCGGAGGGGAAACAATACCGCCCTTGGGACGCGAAGCGCCGAAAGCATCAGGCACCGACGCCGCGGCCGCTGTACAACCTGCCTGGCATCGCCGCGTCGACCGAGGTGGTGCTGGTCGAGGGCGAGAAGTCGGCCGATGCGTTGATCAAGCACGGTGCGTGCGCCACGACCTCGATGAACGGCGCCAACGCGCCGATCGAGAAGACAGACTGGTCGCCCCTGTCCGGCAAGCACGTGCTGATCTGGCCGGACAAGGACAAGCCCGGCTGGGAGTACGCGATGCAGGCGGCCCAGGTGGCGTTCAAGGCCGGTGCCGATTCGGTCGCGGTCCTGCACCTGCCCGACGATCGGCCGCAGGGCTGGGATGCCGCCGACGCCGCCGGCGAGGGATTCGACATCGACGGCTTCCTGCGCGCGGGGGAGCGCACGTTCCTGTCGCCGGGCAACGACGATGCACCGCCGTCGATTGACTTCGCTGGCCTGGACTGGAGCAGCGACGATGGCCTTGGCCTGGCGTTCACCCGCCACTACGCGGACGATTGGCGCTACTGCGCTGCATGGGGCCAGTGGTTGAGCTGGACCGGCACGCGCTGGAATCCTGATCGGGCGCTGGTGGTCCAGCACTTGGTGCGCGGCGTATGTCGAGCCGCCCAAGCCTTCGCCGACAAGCCCTCGCAGCGCTCGAAGCTGGCTTCGGCTTCGACGGTCGGCGGCGTCGAACGCCTCGCCCGCAGCGACCCGCGCAACGCTTCCTTCGCCGAGGATTGGGATCGTGACCTGTGGGCGTTGAATACGCCCAACGGCATCGTCGATCTGCGCACCGGCGCGCTGCGTCGGCATGCCCGCGGCGAACACATGACCAAGCTGACCACCGCCAGCCCGAGGGGCGACTGCCCGACGTGGCGAAACTTCCTGAGCGATGTGACGGGCGGCGACGGCACCTTGGAGGCGTACCTTCAGCGTGTCGTCGGCTACTGCCTGACCGGCGTCACCCGGGAGCATGCGCTGTTCTTTCTGTACGGCACCGGCGCAAACGGGAAGTCCGTGTTCGTGAACGCCCTGGCGACGATCCTGGGCGACTACGCCACGAACGCGCCGATGGACACCTTCATGGAGGCGCGGCACGACCGGCATCCCACTGAACTGGCCGGCTTGCGCGGCGCGCGTTTTGTCGCCGCCAGCGAAACCGAACAGGGGCGGCGCTGGAACGAGTCGAAGCTCAAGGCCATCACCGGAGGCGACAAGATCAGCGCGCGCTTCATGCGCCAAGACTTCTTCGAGTACATCCCGCAGTTCAAGCTGGTCATCGCGGGTAACCACAAGCCGGCGATCCGGAACGTGGACGAGGCGATGAAGCGTCGTCTGCACCTGGTGCCCTTCACTATCACTATCCCGCCCGATCGCCGCGACGGACGACTCACCGAGAAACTACTCGCCGAACGCGACGGAATCATGGCGTGGGCGGTGCGTGGCTGTTTGGAATGGCAGCGCGCCAGCCTGCGCCCGCCGCAATGCGTGATCGACGCCACCGACGAGTACTTCGAGGGCGAAGACGCGCTCGGCCACTGGATCGAAGAGCGTTGCTATCTCCACATCGACGCGCGCGCCATGGTCGCCGACCTGTTCACCGATTGGCGCGAATGGGCGGAGGCGAACGGCGAGTTCGTGGGCTCCGTCAAACGCTTCTCCGACCTGCTCGCCACTCGCCAGTTCAAGAAGCACAAGGGCACAAAAGGGGCTCGGTACCTGCTCGGCCTCAGCCTGAAACCGAAATCGTTCAACCACTACGGAGGTGCCCGCGATGACTGAAATCAACGACTTACCCGAGCGGGTGGCGGATTCGGCAGGAATGCCGGTTATCCCTTATATGCGTGCGCACGCGCGCCTCAACGGAGTAACCGGCAATCCTGCCGAATCTGCCACCCAGGGCTATCCCCGATCAGGCACCGCCACGATCATGGCTCTGGACCTGGGGACAACCACGGGATGGGCAATCCGCTTCCTGGGCCTGACGACCAGCGGCACGATGAGCTTCAAGCCAGGGCGATTCGAAGGTGGAGGGATGCGATTCCTGCGATTCGCACAGTGGTTGCATACGCCGGACTGCTTTCCGTCTCCGATGCACGTCTACTTCGAAGAGGTGCGGCGGCATCGAGGCGTCGACGCTGCTCACGCCTACGGCGGCTTCCTGGCGCAGCTCACCGCGTGGTGCGAGCAGCACGGCGTGCCTTACCGTGGTGTGCCGGTCGCCACGATCAAGCGATTCGCGACGGGAAGAGGGAATGCGGACAAGGCCGCCATGATCGAGGCAATGCGGCGGCGCGGGCACGCGCCCGTCGATGACAACGAGGCCGACGCGCTCGCCTTGCTGCATTGGGTCATCGATCAAGAAGGAAAGTGATGCCCGGGATCTGGACTTCGCAGAGTGTCGCCGATCGCTTCCACGAGGCCGCAGTCACGGCCCGTCGCCTGCCGTCAGCCCGGGTCCAGGGCTACGCCGCGTTCTGGCCGGACATCCATCGGCAGTCGTGGGAGGGGTATGCCGACGAGCGCATCGTCCTGCGGTTCTCGGCATCGCCCGGCGCCATCGACCGCTTTGGCGAAACGGTGCGCTGGTTGAGGTGGTTGGACGAGGAGCAGCGGCGCTTGATCTGGCTGCGGGCGCAGTATGTGCCGTGGCGCGAGGTCTGCAATCGCACGGGCCTGATCCGTAAGACCGCATGGCGTCGATGGCAGCACGCGCTGACGTTGGTCGTGGTGCATCTCAACGGCCCGCTTCCGCGCTTTGCCCAAGTCGATCAGAGGGAAAAGCACGCCGACATTTGACCGTTGAGGGTGGATGAGTAGAGATGAGGGCAGATGCGAAATTTGCCAGTGTCCCAAACCCCGAGCTTTTGCCCTAGTCTGATCCCCATGCTGAGCGCGCTGTGCCATGAACGCGGCGCGATCGCTAGGGCCAGCCCGGAGTGCCTCCGCCGCCTCCTCCGCTCCGGGCTGGCCCGCCTTTCTTCGCGACGTGCGCGCGCGTGTCGGCCTCTGCCCGCACCCTGCGCCCCACCCGCGCCGCGCGCACAGGCGCCTACACGCGGCCAGCCGCGGCGTCACCGGGGCGATGCGGAGGGTGGTCAAAAATTCGCCAGGGTCCTTCCTGGCGGTCAGGGCGAGCGGGGGGCGTAGCCGCAAAACCCCGCTAGCGAGAGTCCTATGAATTGGGTTGGCACTCGCCGTTCGCGGTGTTAATCCGGAACAGGCTGATAGATCTGGAGCAAGCCGCGCGAAAGCCCCCTCATTGTCGGATGAGGGGGCTTACACCACATCGATACGAATGAGCCTACAAGCGCCACCCGTTTTCGATCGGCGTCATCTAAGCCGTCGCCGAAAAGATGACGACATGACGTAACACCGTTCGCAAATTCGTTCAGGTCGCTGAGGTGCAGGTCATTGCGATCGATCCTTTCGGCAGCGGTACATTCACGGCGTCCCAGGCGCAGGCCACGGCGTTGGCCTGCTTCTTGGTGAGTAGACCGCGATCGAGCAGATCTGCGGCGGCCTGCTGGGTTGCTTCGCGTGCTTGCGGGTAGTTGGTCTGTTCGACCATGTACAGGGTCAAAGCGCGGTACCAGATCTGGCCGGCGACCTTATTGGTGATGCCTGCCAGCGCGGTGTTGCTGTTGCAAACCAGGTCGGCCTTGGTCAGCGTCTTCCGGTGCGACGCGGGCACCTTCACGCCTTCCGACAACAGATAGAAGAAGTGGTTGCCGACGCCCGAGGTGTTATGCGGATCGTCGAAGCGGCCAAAGGGCTTGTCGCCGTAGCAATCGTAGGAACCGAACTTAAAGCTGCCGAACGTTATGTTGTCCAGGCTGGGCTTGAACATGTAGCGCAGCGGCGTGCCATCGATCTTGACGTTCTCGCCGATGAGATAGTCCGGTGGATCCTTGCTGTTGTTGTCGTAGAACTCGACCAGTGTCCCCATGATGTCGGAATTGGCCTCGTTGAGTCCGCCCGGATCGCCTTCGTAGATTAACTTGGCGGTCGCGGCGGTAATTCCGTGCGACATCTCGTGACCGGCGACGTCCAGGGCGATGACCGGGTTCCACTCTCCGGCGGCGCCGTTGAGGTAGTACATGCTGTTCAGCCCCGATGACGAGAACGCGTTCAGGCCGCTGCCGCCGTAAGTGCTGACGTTGGCGACCGCTCTGGCGCCCCTGCCGTCGTTGGCGATGCCGGAGCGGTCGTGCCGTTGCTTGTAGTAGTCCCAGGTTTTGGCTACGCCGTAGTGAACCTCGGCACCGACTCGCTGGCTCAGGTCGATCTGGTCGGTGCCCCACAGGTTATCGACATCGAAGAACGGCTTGCCCAGTTGGCTGTCATCGACCTGGGTGACCTTACCCGTGTTGTCGTAGAGTTTCTCGGCCGCATCGATCAAGGCTTGGTCGGCCGGCTGGTTGCCGCCGTTCAAGGTCTTGCCGCCGCCGCGGGTGGCGTCCACCAGAACGAAGCCGGCCTTGTTTTCCGGGCTTCCCGCCGCGGAAATCGGCGTGGTGGAAATCTCGACCTTGCCGCGGAACAAAGTGAAAGCGCTGCCGGTGGCCGAGGCCAAGGTAAAGATCTTGCTGTCCTGCGCCAGATAGTCGCCGGTGTTGGCGTCGATGTAGATCAGCTTGTTGACTGGGATGCGGTCGGCCTTGCTTCCCAGTAGCTCAACCTCATAGGCCAGGGTCGGCCGGTTGTCCTTCGCGTAATAGACCGTCTTGACGATGGGTTGCTGCAACAGTTCCGCATCGAAGTGTTTGTTGGCAGTTAGAATAGCCTGGTTCTGCGGCAGCGCGGCCTTCGGCGCCGAACCCAGTTCGGCGGCGTCGGGCACCTGCAGGTCCAGCGTACGCGTGGCCGACAGCAGGCTTCCGTCGCGCGAATGCACGACCAGGCCGCCGCCGATGACGGGAAGATCGCGGTAGGTGCGATCCATCCGCACATGCTCGCTGCCGTCGGATTCGACGATCACGTCGCGCGGCGCATAACGCTCTGCTGCCAAGGAGGCGTCGTTCGTAGGCGCTCCAGTCGCCTTCGCAATGGCCAGCTTCTCTTGACGCAGCAGAGATTGTGCTCGATTCACTGCGGCCTGCTGGGCTTGATCAAGAACCGGCTTGGCGGGGCTTGCCATCCCTGCGATCGAGGCCAGATTGACGTTTTTCGCTGCTGAATGGCTCGGCGAAACGCGCGTCTGTTGGGCCGTGCCCGAGCGGGAAGAGTCGGCAGCAGCGACGGAGGCGTTGCCCGCGCTGCTAAGAGCGATGATTGCGGTTGCGGTGGTTCCGGTCACTGCAAGAAGAATAGATGTCGCCAGGATATTTCGCTTCGTGGACATGTACTGGATCTCCGGTGCGCAAGAGAGAAGGGGCGTCTAAGTCCAAACGTTGCGAATGAAACGATCGAGCCATCGCTCTGCAGTAGCTGTGGGCGAATGTTTCCAGTCGCTCTTATAGAAACGGAATGTCGTTGTACCCCCCTACGTCTAGATGCGGTTGGGTGCGATCGCGTGGGAAGAATAAATCACATATGACAGCGAACCGCGTTTCTGATGCTAGTCGCGAAGATCTTTGGGAAAGAACGCTGAATCTGAGAATTGAACGGCGCTCGCTCAGGGCGATCATTCCGTATGCGCGCAACGCGCGCACGCACTCCGACGCGCAGGTCGCACAGATCGCCGCGAGTATCGTGGAGTTCGGGTGGACAAATCCGATCCTGGTCGATGGCGCCAACGGCGTGATCGCAGGCCACGGCCGCCTGCTTGCCGCGCGTCAATTGGGTCTGGACACGGTCCCGGTGATCGAGCTGGCGCATCTGACTCCGGCTCAGAAGCGTGCCTACATCCTGGCGGACAACCGCCTGGCCGAGAACGCGGGGTGGGACGAAGAACTGCTGCGGCTGGAACTGGCCGAGCTGCGCGATGCCGATTTCGATCTGGACCTGCTCGGGTTCACCTACGACGAACTGGATGATCTGCTCGAAGGCGACCAAGCCGGAGTGGCCGACGACGAAGTGCCCGAGGCGCAAGAGCAGGCGATCTCACGCCGAGGAGACTTATGGATCTGTGGAAACCACAAAGTGCTATGCGGCGATGCGACGCATCCTGGCGACTATGTCGCCTTGCTCGGCGACGAACTGGTGGACATGACGTTCACCGATCCGCCCTACAACGTCGATTACGCCAACAACGCCAAGGACAAGCTGCGGGGGAAGCACCGCCCCATCCTCAACGACAATCTCGGTGGCGACTTCGGTGAGTTCCTGGAAGCCTGCTGCACGCATCTGGTTTCGCTGACCAAGGGCGCAATCTACATCGCTATGTCTTGCTCGGAACTGGATCGGCTGCAGACGGCATTCCGCGCGGCTGGGGGGCGTTGGTCCACCTTCATCATCTGGGCCAAGAACAAGTTCACGCTAGGTCGTTCCGATTATCAGCGCCAGTACGAGGCGATCCTCTACGGTTGGCGCGACGGCAATGACAGATTCTGGTGCGGTGGACGGGATCAAGGCGACGTCTGGTTCATCGACCGGCCGGCTCGTAGCGAGTTGCATCCAACAATGAAGCCGGTTGCGCTGGTCGAGCGCGCCATCCGCAACAGCAGCAAGACCCGCGACTTGGTGCTCGATCCGTTCGGCGGATCGGGTACGACGATGATTGCCTGCGAGAAGACCAGTCGCCGCGCGCGGCTGATCGAACTGGATCCGAAGTACGTCGATGTCATCGTTCGCCGCTGGGAGGACTACACCGGCCAGCAGGCGGTGCGTGCCTCCGATGGCGTCGCCTTCATTGCGGCGGGCGCGCAGGTCGAGGATGCCGCCTAGTGCCGGTCTACTACAACGAGTTTGATCCGTACCTGTGCCAGTGGTTGAAGAACTTGATGGCCGCCGGTCTAATCCCGGCCGGCGACGTCGATGATCGAGACATCCGATCTGTTTCCGCAAACGATGTCCGTGGCTATGCCCAATGTCATTTCTTCGCCGGCATCGGCGGCTTCGCCTACGCCGCTCGCCTTGCGGACTGGCCGGACAGCACGCCCCTGTGGACCGGCGGCTTCCCCTGCCAGCCGTTCAGTGTCGCCGGCAACCAGCGCGCGCAGGCCGACGACCGCCACCTCTGGCCGGAACTGCATCGCCTTATTGCACAAGCGCGACCCGCTGTATTCCTGGGCGAGAACGTTGCTGGCCTCATCCCGCTGGGGCTCGACGGAGTTCTCGCTGACCTGGAAGGCGAAGGCTACGCCAGCCGGGCGGTTGTTGTTCCAGCTTGCGCCGTCAACGCCCCGCACCGGCGAGACCGGGTCTGGATTGTCGGGAAGCGTCTGGCCGACCGCGACGGCGAACGATCCGGAGAAGCGCGGCGACTTTGCGGCCGAGCGGCGCAATGGCCTGCCGGGCATCGCGAAGGCGGTCTGGAGTACCCCGCGCGCGAGCGACGGGGAGAAGGGCGGGCCGAACCAGAGCTTCGGCAGCGGAGCGACCCTCCCACTGCCGGCGCAGGCGGTCTGGGCGACGCCGACGACGCGGGATCACAAGGACGCGTCGAGCGTTGGCAGCGCGCCGGTCAATGGGATGCTTGGGCGACAGGTCGAACCCTCGCCGGCCGGCGGGTTCCTGAATCCGGAATTCGTCTTCTGGCTCATGGGATACCCGCCCGAATTCCTCGCCTGCGCGCCGCCGGCAATGCGATCGTTCCGCAAGTCGCCGCCGAGATCTTGAGGGCGTTGCGCCCCTGAAGCCGCGCAGCGCGCGGCGCCAGGGCGAGCCTCACTCGTCGTCCGCCGGCAGCCCAACAAAGCGGGTGTAGTTCGTTCCTTCGGCCCGCACATACAGCGTCGGCATGTGGGGCGCCACGACCATGATGCAGTGGCCCGGGCGGCTATTGAGCGGAGTGATCCAGTACTGCGGCTTCGTGAAGTCACGCACGAACTCGCGATACTCACATGGGCACATCGTCTTGCGCTCGATAACCCAGACCGGCTCGGGCTCGACGTGGTAGCCGCTTAGCTCGCGCTTCATGGACCGATAGCTTGCGCGCTCGCGGCTAAGGCTGAAGCGAACGCGAAGTTGGTAGGGCGGTAATAGCGTAGTAGTCATGGCGCCTCCTGTGTTGGGAGGCCATGAACGCTTCCTTGGGCGCCAAAGCCAAGGTCATGGGCGCGACTATTGCGTCCGCGCTAAGCGATCGGACAGGAAGGTCGCTGCGCAACGCGCAGCGGCACAAGAATCAAGCGATGGCGAACTGGCCGGTCTCGTATTCGTAGCGTAAGCGAACGCCGGACCGAATCGGCGTGCATTCACCGACCCACAGGTTCAGGCGGTATGCGTCTCGGTAGGAAACGGCGCGCTTGGCCTGCGCTTCGGTCAATCCTATGTCCATCAGGAACTGCGCGATTTCGGCATCCGTGGATGACTCGTCGTTAGACAGTGTGTCCTCGACGGCGTCGAGAATCCGAGCCTCGAGCGCTGCAAGAAGTTCGTCGGGGCCGGTAGGGTGAGCTGCGTTGTTCATCGTGGATCTCCGTGGTTGGGCGGCCATGAACGCTTCAACGCACAAGAACATCAAGCGACCGAAGCCGCAGCTTTAGACAATTCGATAGGCGGACAGCTTGGAGACAGCGAGCCGGGCGGATGCCAGGCCCGCTGTGTGGCTCACTCCTCTTCGTCGCCGCGCGCGGGCGCGTTGGCCGAGGTGTCCCGCGCCTCCTCGGTCAGGATGCGATATACCCGGTCGCCATCGCCCTCCTTGCTGTTGGTGACGATGTAGCCCTTCTTCTTGACCGTGCCGGCGAGGAAGCCGCGCACCGAGTGTTGCTTCCAAATAGGTTTGTTCAATGTGCGACATGAAAAACGATTTGAAGTCACGCGCAGAGACGTGCTTTTCCCGATGCAACGCCGTCCAAGAAAAGAGCGGTATCAGCAGCACAACAGCCAAAGCACGAATCCATTTCCTCATTGCCGTGCCTGCGGAAGATCGATGGGATGTTTGACAGAATTTCCCTGGTTCCCACGAGTACGCCAGTCGTCGACTTGCTCGGCTAAGCGGCGCGGCGAAGTCCCGAACAGGCTGCCCCAGTTCTCTGATTGGAGGGCTGTCACAGCGGGGCTAAGATAACGGCTGTTCGTCAACGGGGCTCGCCCATGTCCTACGTTCGCTGCGTTCGTGGTATCGCCTCCGGCGTCGAGTATTCCG